GGTTAATTATATTTTGCCCTAACAACTATTGATATATTATCATTGTTGTGTTAAATATCAATACCATAATGGAGGACAAAATGTCGCAGGATAAAGCAAGAAAATGGGATGGTAAATCAAGAGTTTCAAATGAAACATATCGTCAAAACTGGAATGATATATTTAAAAAAGAAAAAACTTTACATGAAGAATTAATGGAAGGTTTTAACGAGGAGCAAAATGGGACTACCGAAGAAACTAACTGAACAACAAATTAAATTTGCAAATCTTTTAATATCACAACAAGGTAGAATGAATGCTACACAATGTGCAATTGAAGCAGGTTATGCAAAAGATTCAGCGCGTCAGGCTGCTAGCATATTACAAAATCCAAAAAAATATCCACTTGTAGTGCAATACATAGGTGAGTTACGCGAAGAGTGGCAAAAACAATATGAAGTTACATTTGGAAATCACATTGCAGAATTAGGTAAACTTAGAGATGAAGCTAGAGATAAAAAAGCTTGGTCAGCTGCAGTTAACGCAGAAGTTGCACGAGGTAAGGCTGCTGGTCTGTATATCGAACAAAAAATAATTCGGACAGGTAAGCTAGAAGACTTGTCAACAGAAGAATTAGAATCAAGAATGAAACAAATAATAGACGATTATTCTCCAATACTAGAAGGTGTTGAAATGGAAGAGTTAATAGACAAAGTAAAATCAGAACCAAAGCCAGTTGAACAATTTGAAGAGTCATTAGATTAATCTAAATAAGTTAACTTCTTCACACAAGAAGTAGGAAATACTGATCTTTCCGAAAACGTAATACCATCTTCATCTACATCATAACCCGCAAATATTTTAACAGTTTCTTTATCTTTACTAAATAACCAACCTTCACTTACAGGTGTTGCTAGTTTCATTTTTTTAAATTCAGCTACAGTACCCCAGCCACCTTCAGTGATGATGTCAATCCAATCGATTCGTACACGTTTGTAAGGAAACTTAATTTCTTCCTTAACAACTTTAGGTTTTACATAAGTATTGATTTTTCTAGATTTCTTCATATTTAGGTCTCATTTGTTTACCATATTTTATTTTCATAAGGAACTTTTTTTATACATTGTTCCAAAAGGAAAAATGCAAAAAAGGTAGTCTTTATTGGCCTTTTTGAGTTTTGTTCCATCATGTTCCAGTGCCTCTAGAACATTTTAAGTCAATTTTATGCTGTAATTTCAATGATTTACTATACTGTTGACCTAAATGTTCCATGTTCCAGGGGGGTAAATTTAAAAAAATATTTTTTACAAATGTATAAAATAAGTTACTTAGGTAGAACATGACCCCTGAACCCGGATTCTGGATGCTTGATTCCTGCTTCAAGATGCCTTTATTCAACCACATTTTAGCCATTATTAGTCTCTTTATCTTTTAATTTATAGTATTGGTCCACTCTTTTAAGCCAATCGTATTTTGCTTTTCTAAACTCTTCACCATCCCAAGAAAACTCCTGGTATCTAAGGTCCTTAGTTACAATGAAATTAATACCACGTGGTATATGCTCACCAAACATATTTTCAAAAGCAAGTGCATATGCCGCAAGTTGTATTCTATATGAATCATGTAGCCACTCTTTCTTTTTAGGTTTATTAGCATTTTTATGGTCACATACTGTAATCTTACCATCATGTATACCTATAAGGTCCGTTTGACCGGCAAATAGGCCCTGATATGCTAAATATGGCTCTACACCCCACACTTCACTTAAACGGCTGTCTATGGCGCTCTCAATGAGAATATCAGCCATTTTATGAGCCTCCTGACCCATGTCAGTTAAATCCAGATGTTTTGTGTCCGTTATATAATTTTCAACGATTCTATGTAAAATTGATCCTCGTGCTGCTGCAGTATCTCTTATCATATCTGCATTTTTTTCTCCGACTCTTTTCTTCCACGCCTCAAGTATTGCTTTCTTTTCAGGAGGTTCTGTAGCTTGTAATATAGTAGTCACCGATGGAAGCGCTTCTCCATTAATACTATAAACTCTTTTACCATCAATCATGGCACGAGTTGATGTTGGGTAGTCAAATTTTTTTGTTTTAATCATTTTTATTTTCCTTTAATTCACCTTTTAAATATTGAATAGCACGTTCTAATGATTCGATATTATCACCTAATTTACCTATTCCACTATTACAATCATTACATAACCAACCTCTAAATTTATTAGTTTTATGACAATGATCTAATTGTAATTTTTTTTCTTTACCACATAACTGGCAATCTTTTGGAGGTTCTCCTTGTTCAAAATTTAATTTATGTAAAAGTTTTCTATTTTCATTATGACAACCACTACATATATTTCTTAATTGTCTTCTAGCATATTTATCTATTTCAGAATGAACGGGAAATTCTTTTTCATGTTTAAGTTTATTACAAACCCTACAAACTTGCCACATGTTCTCAACACCTTTTATGAAATATATTCTTCCTTTACTAACTCTTTTATAAACTGGGACATAATTTTTTTCAGGTATGTTTTTTTTATCATAAACAGTATGTCGTACAGGTTTATAAATATCTTTAATTTTATAAGGCATTTTTATTTTTTTCTACAACTTCAAACTTTCCATCTCTCCAAACAATAGCACGATCAGTGTTTTTAATTAAATCAAACTGCCACGCCATTGCTTCAATAGTCTTAGCTCTTTTTAATTTTTTACCATAATTAAAATTTTTAGATAAAGTTTTTAATTTATCTGAAGCTTCATTAGGTAAAGATATTTGTTTGTAGCGTTCCGCATACATTTTTCTATATGGATCAGCCATTAATTTGGTTTCTCCTTATCTCTGATACCGTGATATATTTCATACCAGGCTTTACAATGTTCATTCATACATTCATACATGCTGACAACTAAATACTCCTCAACATCCTCTGTATCATAGTCATTGTTCCACCTAAGATCATCACCACAATGAAAACACTTCATAACTTAAAACTTAAAAGCTTGCAGTGCGTTCTGTTTTTCTTCAGCCTCTACAATTTTAGCTAATTGCTTATCTATTTCGTCTAAATGTTGTGGGTGCTCACCAATACCTACAGAGTTATCTAGGTATATCTTTATCGTTGCATCTGCTTCAGCGATTTCAGCTTCATATCTTTTTTCAAGTGCTTCTAACATTGCTCTTCTCATTTTAAGATTTCTCCTTTTCTTCTAATTTAGATTGTAAATCTTCTTTTTGTTTAGTTAACATATCAACAGCGTCATGAAGATTTTGTTTTTGTTTATTTAAAGTATCTACTTCATCATTTAATCTTTTAATGACACCGTTTAATTGTTTAACTAATTCAGATTCCAACATAAGTCTTTCTGTTTTTATTTTATGTCTTTGTCTTACTTCTTCAAATGTATTTTTATCCATTATTTCTCCTTCCGAATTACAAAGTGGACATTGTAGAACTTCCTCTACTGGATTCTCTACCGATTGTTTTACCTTTATATAACCATTGCCCTGACATCTTGGACATATCTTTTTCAGCATATTTTTTTCTTATCCTTTCTATAGCTTCAAATGTTCTTTTTTTAACCATATCGGGTTCTATGTCTGCATATTCACAAATTAATTTAAAGTCATCACTATAAAACCAAATTTCTTCTTTAGAAAAAGATTTAGCTGCACGAATTGCTTGCTTTTCTTTATTCTTTAAAAGATCTTCAAGACCTATTATTAAAACATTTCTCCAAAGATTTTTAACTGGGTCTTTTTTTTCGTGTAGTTCAACTGTTTTACTTACTAGATGAGAGCTTGCCATTTAATTTCCTTACTTTCTCGTTAATAATTATATCTAAAGCTTTTGCTCTAGACACTGAAACTTCAGGAACAATTACTTTCCTGATCTTATCTAACTTGTCACAACTCGAATGTGAGAGTGCAACAGATTTATATTTACTTATGTCTGTCATTTGTGTATCCTCTTTCAATTAATTTATAATAACAAATATAGGATAATTATAAACTTTTTCAATAATAAGTCAATGAAATTTTTTCTCACAATTTACATTTGTTCAGTAGTAACACAACAATGCGCTGAAGTACCTGTGGATAAACACATGTATGATAGATTTTATAATACACATTATGGTTGCGTACAAAAAGGACTTGGTGAGTCTTACGAAATACTTTTCAATGGTGATTTGTTTTCTGTAGAAGTTGTCGAAAAAATGGAACTTTATCCTAAATTTATGTGCGAAAAGACGGATAATCCGAAGACTCCTGAGGAATCTGCTTCAGCAACTTAAACCACTGATCCCTGACGCTTGGGTCCTTAGTCTTGTTATATTCAATCGCTAACTTATCTGCTTTATTTGTTATCACTCTCATTTCTTTATCGTTCATGTTATCCCTTTCCTTGACCCTTATATCTTCGAGTCCGTTTTTGTCTTTTCTCGTTTTTATTTAATGATTTCTTGTGTTGACGGCTGCCCCTTTTCTTAGGCTTGTCCCTTACAATATGATCTTTAAATTTCTTAGCCATTACTTAATATAGTTTTCTTTAATCCATTTCTTATCAGATTCATCTAACCTTAAATATCTAATACGTCCATTGATATGTTGTTTTGTATCATGTCCACAATTAGTACATCTATAAAAATCTGAGACGATTGCAACTAAAATTGAATCTTCTTCACACTCTTCACAAATACCATGTACGGTATCTATTTTATTAAACACTTTGAATTTACTGGTCATACTAAGTCTACTGCCTTTCCTATTATTGGTTTATATTTTACTTTCTTATCTTCTCTATACGCATGTAAAAATTGTCTTCTTGGTTGATATGGTATGTAACTTGCATGTATCCATCCAGAGTTAGGTTCTCCTGGCGTATAAAATTCTAAAATCAATTGATCTGTCTCAAGGTTCTTATGTATCCAATCAGCTAATTCTGCATTATCAGTCCCTATACATTCGAAGTCTGCTGCCTCAGCTTTTGCATGTTGTGAATTCTCACTACTTCCAATTGCTCTACATAATTCCGGAGACCTGAAGCCCGAGGTAACCTTCACTCTACCGAATTGGTCCCGTACCGGCTGCAGTACATTTTCACAAAGCATTTTTAATTTTTCTACTTGATCTGAATTAGGATTGTTATCAATATTTAACCGAATCGCTGTATCCGATTTAATTAGCTCTTGAAGCGTAAAATTTCTAGATAAATTCATTATTTTGATTCAATAACTATCTTATCAATTGTTTCGCTTCCGTCAATATTAATAGAGATATAAGCTTCTACCTCGCCACACATTAATTGCTTATTTTTCATGTCCATATTTCGTGTTGCTTCTCTTTTCATCTTTAAACATGTGCCCATTGATTCTTGAATACGGTGCTCTACTAATTGACCATTCAAAAATAAACAAAGAGCTATAACTAACTTAGTCATTAATGTGATCCATTTCCATTTGCAAATTTAATATCTCTTGTTGCATCTTTTAATTTTTCTATATCTGCTTTTAATTTTTCTATTTCTTTTTCATGTGCTTTTAACATTACACCAGTGTGAACATTGTCTTCTAATTGTTTTTGCATCTTCTCTATTTGGGTCGCCTGCCATTCCAGGATCATGAATTGCTCCTGGTCTATGGGTTTTTGAACACTAGCCTCAAGTAAATCTTTTTCAAATAACTGATTCTTTGTCTCTAACCTGTTGAGTCTTTCTATTACACCGAATGCAAACCATGCTCCAACAGCTACGGCTGCTAACAAGGAAATTAAATTTCGTAACGGAAGACCGATACTTGTATTTTCAGAAATTTTTACTGACATGATAGGCACTCATCAGAATCTGAATCTAATTCTGCCAATGCTTCTTCCTTACAATCCTGACCGCAAAATAAATCTAATTCATCTTTTGGTTCAAATTCTTTTTTACATTGTTTACATTTTTTCATTGTGGTCCTCCATAAAAAGCTAATAGTATAAAAGCTAAAATTAATAAACCTGTAAAATAATAATTCATCCTACAATACTCCATCAACTTAACCTATTAAATAATAAATTATTTTTCTCCACCAAGTCATTTTAACTTCAGGTGTTTTATTTTCTTTAGCAGTGCACTGACATTTCTTTTTTTCAAACTTACAGTCTATACATATATTTAAACTCATTTTTTTTCCTCAATATCATAAAACATTTTATCAGAATCCTCTGTTACCCAATCTCCGCCTTCAGCATCCCAGTAAGTATTTTGTACTTTATAATCGGGCCAATCATTATCGGTTGTGTAACTATTAACATGCCAAATGATTCTGTTATTTGGCTGTGCAGCATAATTGCCGTTTTCAAGTGCTAGTATATGTGCACACTTGTGCTCTTGCGGAATTTCAGAATGTTCCGTGTTCAGTATATTAGTCTCTGGATGAGCCCAGTCAATAGTAAATAAGTATTGACCTTTGTAAAATTTTTTATCTTTACCTAAATATTTTCCATCTATACCAGCCAACCAATCAAAGCAATGCACGCTAGGATAATAGCTGAAACTGTTCCACAGTTGAAGTTCGTTCGTCTGCATATCCGGCACATTGGTTCTGTCATACGATTTTTGGAAAAACGCTGAGATAGGCAAACGCCAAAAGCACGCACCGTTGGGTAGCATGATATTAAATAAGAGTGCGCGACCTGAAATAGAGCTAAGACCAAAGATAACACAGTCACTAGACTCTCCTTGATGTTCTTTAAGATCATAAAGATACTCCTTCCTTATTTTACAATAAATCGGCGGTATGTTAGCATTTAAATAAGACATAGTACATTATTTTATTTCTCCCCAATTAGGGCCAGATTCATAATCTACTTTATTAGGTACTTTTAAGTCAACTGCATTTTCCATAATATTTTTTATTTTTTTTGCTTGACTTTCTGATTCTATAGAAAAGTCTAATTCATCATGTATTTGTATATGACCTACTAAACCTTCTTTATATAAATCAACCATAGCTTTCTTTGTCATGTCAGCTGCACTACCTTGAATTAATTTATTTAATGCTTTGTAAGTAAATGCTCTTCTATGTCCGTTTTTATACCAATAATTTTTTTTAGGATTTCCATTTTTATCTTTAATAACATTACCATCATCATCTAATAAATGTGGTCCCATTTCTTTTAGTTCTAACATAGTGTCATGATCTTCTGCAGGTACAAATGTGCCCCAATCTGAACCTCTAAGTATTGGTTCATACTTAGGAAATCTACAACGTCTACCAAGTATAGTTTTTATTTTACCTCTTTGTTGAGCAGCAGCCATAACTCCATTTGTTAATTGTTTAACAAAAGGAACATTACTGTGATACTGAGAAAATAATTCATCAGCTTTTTCTTTAGTTACACTTAATTCATTCATTAATTTTGCTTTACCCATACCATAGAATAAACCAAGATTAATTGTCTTAGCTTCTTTTCTATCTATGTTTGCTAACTTAGCAACTAACTTATGAAAATCTGTATTAGGATCATTATGATATGCTTCTGCAATTGTTTCTGCTGATTCATAATCAAATCTTATTCCATAGTGTGTAACTAATCTTGGCTCTTGTTGTGAGTAATCAAACGTACCCCACTTACAACCTTCTTCAGGTATAAATAAACTTCTAATCAGTGGTCCTGTATCTGGATCACGTGCCGGTATCTGCTGTAAGTTTGGATTAGAATAACTAAATCTTCCTGTAACAGTTCCTCCATCATCAGATCTAATTTGATTTATATCTGCATGAATTCTACCTTTATGTTCATGATTTAAAATGGTGTCAATAAAGGTTGTACTGACCTTGTTTATTTTTCTAGCTTCTGCTATCATACGAACTACAGGATGACTATGTGTAGAAATAAAATTTTTAGTAAATGAAGGAGAGTCCGTCTTTTCAGTTCGGCTATAAGGTAGCTTCAGTTTTTCAAAAACTTCTGCAATCGATCTTGCAGCCCATATCTGAGTATCTACTCCTGTTTCTATTTTTATTTGTTGTAATAGGTTTTCTTCTTTTACTGCCATTGCTGTTTTCAATTGACTGGCTTTCTCGATATCTACCCGAACACCTAGGTGGCGCATATCAACTAAACAAGGAAAGAGATCTGTCTCAAGATTAAATATATCTTGTAAGTCTTCTTCAATAATAATTTTTTTAAATCTATTCCAAAGTTCTAAAGTTAAAGCTGCATCTTCTTCTGCATATCCACCTACTTCACTTGCAGGTAACTTCCACATTTCTGCTTTTGGATCTAAACCTCTTTCTTTGGCTGCTTTAGTAAGTAAAGATTCATTCTTACCTTTATTTAAATAAACCCAAGATAAAGAATTTAATGAATATTGAAATCTATTTTCATCTATAAGACTAGCTGCAATCATAGTATCTATAATTAAACCATTGATTTTTATACCAAGATTTCTAATCCAACACACATCATACATTGCATTATGAAATATTTTTGTACCAGGTGATTCGCAAACATCTTTGAACCATCTTAATACTTTATCTCTGTCCATATTAGGACCCTCACCATGTGCTATTGGAAAATAATTTTTATATCCATCTACAGCGACAGCTATACCTATAACTTCACCATTACCTATAATGGCCCCTGAACCCAGTTTCTTTAAATCAGGATCTCTGGTTTCTAAGTCAATTGCAATCTCATCTGCTTTTCTTAGATCAGGAAATTCTGTAGGTGCTACCCATTCTGTAGTTGGCATCAACATTATTTTTTACCTTTTGTATCTTTCAGTTTTTTAATTTCTAATTCACAATAATGAATTACTTTTTCTAAATCTTGTATGCCATTTTTATTCATGTAACGACATACATATTTTATAACGTTTCCCTGGAAAAAAGAAAGGTCATTCTTAGAAATAAATTCATATGGTTGAATGTGAAAGTCTTTGTAGTGACTTCCACCTATTTGCTTATCTTGTGGAAATGATTTATCAAACATGTCTTTACTGCTCATAGTTTTCTCCTGTTATTTCATTTAAACATTCTTCTGCATTACCATTGAATGTAAATGTCTCATTATTTTTTTCGTAGATAACAAAAAAATTATCTTCTCTTTTTTCTAACTCTATTATTTTTATCATTTTAGAACCTCCATTATGTTAATTATAAAAAATGTTAGTGTTATTGTTATTAGTATGTCGCTTGTTATTATCCTCATGTTTCTCCTTTTGTTATAGCAGTTATTGATTCGGCGATGAATGCATGGGAGTCGAGAACCAAATCAATTTTATACGACGCTGCTATACCGCCGTTGAGTAATATCTCTATCCCATTCTGTTTATACTTATTGTATAATCTAGCTAAAGTGTTTGTATTCATTCTTTTTTGTTTTACCTTTTAATTTATATAAATTATTTCTTGCACGTGTTGCTCCTACGTACCAAACTCTATGTTCCTCATCATTTTTCTCATCACTTTTTTTAACTGATTTCTTTATTGTTCTTCCTAAATCTAAACATAAAATAACATTATCTTCTTCACCACCTTTAGCTCCATGAATTGTAGAAGCATATATACGAGCATCTTCATCTAAATTTTCACCATTTGTAAGCATTTCCTTAATATATATTCTGTCTGATAGTTTAGTTTGTTCAAACGCTTCAAACCAATCTACATTATTATTCCATTTTTCTTTTGGTAAACCAGTAAACTCTGTTATTTGTTTTATTTCTTTATCTTCTAATTCTATTCCTCTACACCATGAATTATAATTTACAGATGAATTATATAATCTCACAGGAAAACTTTTACCTTTATTACTTTGATAATATAAATTTCTTTTTCTTAGCTCTTCTGTAATTTGTACCAATCTATGTATGGTTCTAGTCAATATTAAATATCTACCTTGTGTTAGATCTATTTGATCTAAGTTATTTATTCTTAAACATTCACCTTGATAGTCTCTTGGATAATAAACTTTTTCTTTTCTTAGACCTTTAATTTTTTCTAAAGGTAATTCAGACTCTTCTTGAACTGCCTTAGATATTCTTTTTGAATACTTTAAAACTTTTTCTTTTCCAGGTTCTTCGATAAATCTATCTACATCTGCACCTGCCCATGCAAAAATAGCTTGATCATCATCTCCTGCTAAATACATATCTTCTGTATTTTCTTTTAAGGTATCAAATAATTTCCATTGTAGCGGAGATAAATCTTGAGCTTCATCTATAAATATAGTTTTAAATTTTGGTAGATCAGTTTTATGAACCAGTCTATCTATCATGTCATTAAAATCTAATTTACCTGTAATTCTTTTATATTCTTTTAAATTTTTATCTAAGTTATTTAATATGTACCATTCTATTTCTTTTTTATTATGTTCATTTCTATCATATTCTTCTCTAACAGAAATGTCTCTATTCATTGCTCTACCAATCATTTTAAAATATGGACTTTCAATATTTAAATAAAAAATTTCTTCTTGATTATATTTATCGTAGTATTTAACTTTTATATTTAATTCTTTTCCTATTTTTACATAGTCTTCTGGTTGCATAACCATAGAATCATTTAATTCTAATTGTTGAAAAGCAAAAGAATGAAGCGTTCTAAAATAATTTAA